AATAATTACCTATTTGTCAAGTGGTACCTAACTTATTGATTTTATTGACTTTTTTCAAAAGTTCCTGTAGTATTACAGGTCACCCTTGTTGTGTATGGAAATTTCCATCGGGATATCCTTCTGAAAGCTATGCGCCAGACGTACACAGGTACACATATCAGTCACAAGACCCTTTCGTGCAGCCTTCATTGCTTGCTCCAGATAATCCGTCATTAAACGTACCGAGGTATTGCTATGGTGCCGAACTTGGCTTAATTTGTTTAATTTCTTCATTTGAGATATAATATTATGCAGCTTGTTTTTTAAAATAGCCGTACGGTAACTCATTGAGTAAACAGAAGTATTCCCAATCCCCATTCGCTTCGGAAGCATCAATAAGCCACTGGAGAGCTGTCTGCCGATCCTTCGCACCGACCTTGATTACATTCTGTACGGTCTGCTCGAACGTAGCAGCAGCTTTGGCTTGTGCAGTCTGCTCACGCTCGATCTCCTCTTCTAACACCTTACTCAAACGATCAAGATCATTACGTGCTTCCTCAACAGAATCAGCACGATACCAGCGAGCCTTGACACCGTAAACGTCCTTGTATAGTTCACAGTATATCTCCTCAAGTTTCTGCAATTCGGTTAGCGATTCGTTCATTACATTCACTATTACAATCAATTATTCAGACTACATTATACCAAATAATTACCTATTTGTCAAGTAGTCGCTAACTTATTGAAATACAAGACTTTTACATACATCACCACATCGTGGACATTTAAATGTCATTGTATCATAACCCTGTATATCTTCCTCGATATTCAGGAATTCCACCTCGCTAACATAGAATTCGGTCGGATATCCATCACTGTCCGAACATTTACACCGAACAAAACATTCTTTGTTCATTGCTACTTCCATGCCTTTTCTTGAGATTCTTTCCAGGTTTTCTCGATCCATTTAAGCCATTCTTTGCGGGTCATCATAATAATCAATCCTTAACAGTAATAACTTCAGTATGATCCAGTATTACACGTGTAGTGGATTCAGTGCGCCACTTCAATTGAATGGGTTTATCAAGAACTACAGTGTGTTTTACACTGCCACCATATGCAACACGTGACAATTCAACCTTACCTGATACAGGAACTTCACAGTAAGTACCAGTCACAGTCATTCCTTCAAGATTCCACATATCAATACTCAATCAATTATTCAGACTACATTATACCAAATAATTACCTATTTGTCAAGTGATCACTAACTTATTGATTTTATTGACTTTTTTGGTACCAAAATTAGCATTAATTTCTATGGTTTAATAGTATAATTTGGTATTAATTGTATATAATCGGTGGCAATCCTAAGGATTTCATCGATCATTACTGCCGAATACAAGGAGCAATAATACAAAAATTATAAGTGAAAGTACAACATAATTGAGGTTTTCCATATTTGTTTCCCAAAATAAAAAAAGATTACAATTAAGGTTCCATTGGTTTCATTGAATGGTACCTATAGGTTCCGGTGGTTTCATTGAATGGTACCTATAGGTTTCGGTGGTTTTTGGTATTTTATTTTAATTTTTTGTGGATATCTATTATATCAAATAATTGTTTATTTGTCAAGTGGTAAATAAGCGAATACTACCAGGTAATATTATCATCATCATCATCAAAGGATGGTATATTTATGGCATAGTCATCTGGTTTGAGAATATATTGGTTATTTTGTAATTTGGATTTATTAATTTTTTTATTTTTATTGGTATTAACAATGGATTTTAAAGTTGAGATACCTTGGGGTGTTTTAAAGAATTCTTTTTGTTTAATGGATTTAATTTGGTTTAGGGTATCATATTTGGTATGTGAATAATTTCTATGGTTTCCGCATGATCTTGAGCAATATTGTCCTCGTTTTCTGAAGGGTTTATTGCAATATAGGCAATTTTTTAGGCGGTAGACATTAGGCATTCAAGCGATGAATATGGTGGTGGTATTGAGGAATGATTTTGCGTATAGGATGGCATCTGCTTTGGCTACTGAATCTGGGTAATTTTGGTGGATTACAAAGGTTTTGGATAATTTCCAGAATAGTAATTTTTTGTGGTAGACTGCATATGTTTGGTGGAAGGGATTATAAATTACTTTAACTTTTTTCATGGTGGAGTGTCTCATTATGGATATTTTATACAAGTATTTTTACTTATACAGGTTGGGATCATATCTGTGGTACAGGTACAGAATACGGTTGATGATTTATTGGTTTGGATATTGGTTATTTCTGGAATAATTTCTGCGCCCAATTCTAGTTTTAGGTCATGGATAAAGGAATCTATTTCGGTTTGGATATAATCATCGGGTAATCGTTCGCGGTTTAAATTTATCAATAAATTGGCTAGTCTATTCATTATGATTGTAAGCCTTTTACATGGGTTGAGTCATTACCTGATACGAATGTTGCTACGAAACCATTTAAATTAATTGATTTACCTCCTGCTCCTGCGGCTCCACCTGTTTCAGAAAAATATAATGGTGTGGATACACCAGCACTGCCTGCTGTTCCCCAAGTACCGCCATTTCCACCATCTCCACCAGTAATATAATTGGGTGTAGGATAATTAATCGGATCATTATCATCATAAAAATAGTTTGAGGCTTCTGTTCCTCCTGTTCCTGCTCCACTAAAAGTTCCTGAAGTTCCTGGACCTGCATTGCCTGGAGGACTAGCTGGATTATCATAACTATAATTTACATAAAAATAGCGATTTGGCAGGGACGCAGGACGCCATGGATCCTCCGGTGGGTAATAATAATTACTTAGACTAAGCCCACCTGTACCACCACTTGTTGGATCAAAACTTTGACCTCCTCCACCACCGCCACCACCTGAGGCCCATTCGTAAATGTAATAATAAGTTGCTTGGGAACTACCACCACCTCCTCCACCACCGCCACCGTAAATATAACCGTTAGCATTAGTTATTGATACATCAAGTGTAAGATTTAATGCAGGTCCACCAGCACTTCCAGACTGTCCATTATAATCAAAAACTGATATAAGAGAAGCGCCAGCACCTCCGGCTCCACCTTTACCAATAATATAACCATTATTAATAATAGTTACAGTTGATGTTGCTGGCCATCCTGCACCTGTATCAAAACCTGCATTAGATGTGTTTGTAGAATATACGTGGACTCCTGAATCTATTGTTATGGTAATATCAGCGGGCATATTAAAATATGATGATCCATATAGTCCTACTAGATGATTATATAAATTGAAATCTGCTACATCGGATGTTAATGTAAGTGCATTATTATTTCTATTGGATGCGTATGTTCCGAAGAAATCACTTACTTTAATAGTACCGGATGTAGGAATTGTTGCAGTACCTGCGTGTGAAGTAACATAACTTCCTCCTCTATAATATTCAGAAAAGGTTATAGGATTACTTCCTCCGAATTCAGTTTGGATTTCCGAAAATTCTACATTTGAAGTGCTTATTGTCATTTATATACCTTTATAATAACTTTACAAATATTTTATATTTATGCTAACGGAGGATATTCATTGTAATGAATCTGTAATTAAAATAAAATTTATAAAATCAATTGCTAATTTTTCGTCATGGAAATATTGTGTTAAAACGGTTCCTGTTTTTAGGGATATACAAAAAACCAATATATTTGTACTATTATATGTTGAAAATTTTATTAACCATCCTTTTTGGATAATTTGTTTAAAACTTTTAAAATTTGAAGAAATTTTCTTGAAAGAAAATGTTTTCTCTGATTGTTTTTTTGACATTTTTTCCTGAATATTCAATAACAGATTTAATATTATCTAAGTATATATTCATTGGATTTTTTGATAATTTTGAGAATGAATCAAGAAAAAATATAGAATTTTTTGTTTGGATATCGGTAAAATCTTCAAGAAATTGTTTAATATTTTCCATTTTGGAACTCCTTTTTGATTAGGATACGTGCTTCAATATAGGAATTAATGATATTTTTTAAAAAATGTTTAATTGTTTTCAATTTAGATACCTTTATGTTGTTGATAGAATATACTACTATTTATAATATTTATGTGCAGTGCAACATAAAAATTTATTGGGAGGGTATTAATCCTTTATTTTGGCAAGCTATAATAAAGTTTTTTGTAAGGGAACTTCTGATAATATCATCTGGGGTAAAATTTATTTCACTGAATTCGGGCATGGTTCTGGCTACATCTAGGAATTTGGATAGGCCTGAGGTATCATTTTTATTTTTTATAAGATCATTTTGGAACAGGTCACCGCAAATTATTATTTTTGATCTATAGCCGACTCTGGTCATTACTGCGGATAGTTCCATCCAGGAGAGGTTGGCTGCTTCATCGACTATTAGGATTGCATCATCAAATGTTCTGCCTCTGATAGCGGTAGTGGATATAAAATCTATATGGGATTGTTCACATAATCTTTGCCATGCATCTTTTCTGGAGAATAATGTTTTACAAATATCGATATAAGGAGTTTCATACATTGCCATTTTTTCTTCGAGTGTACCTGGTACAAATCCTTGGTCTCTAACTTGGACAGCGGAACGTATTATAACAACTTTTTCGAAGCTATTTGCTTTATCTAATACTTCTTCTAAACTTTTCAATAATGCTAAAAATGTTTTACCTACGCCTGGGCTTCCTAGAAGTGCAATAAAATAATCACCTCGTTTATACAATTCGAAGAATTTTTTTTGGTTATTTGTTAGTGGATCAAATGTTTGTAAATCATCTATTTTTATTTTTAGGTGTACATTTCCTTTAGGAGTACTAATTGATTCTGTTTTTTTAGTCATAATTTACCTTTTACATGAGATTTGTGTATTTTGCAGCTACACCAAGAATTATACCAATCATCTGATAATAGACATTTATTTTTAAATATTTCCCATGTTTCCATATATGAACATGTGGCTCTTGTTTTGCATAGATGGAGAATTATTCTTGTAAAATTTTCTTTTCCAAATTTTTTTATATCATTTTTAAGTTCATCTGATGATGACCAATAATTTTCCCAATCGCTAGGTTTACGAATTTTTTTTCGTTTACCTTTAATTTGTTTTGTTGATGCTTTGGAAAAATATTTACGCCCTATATACGATTTATTTGTAAGATTATTACGGATAATATAAACGAATCCATAATAACCTTCTGTTTGATCGGCTGTAAATGGTACTAAATTATAAATCCACAATTAACAACTCTCATCTTGTTCATTTTCATCAACTATTATGTATTCAGCACAAAAAGGACAAAATTGTGGATCAGATTCACAATCTATTTCATCATATATTATTTTGAATTTCGAATCACATTCATCACATATATGTTTTAATATCATGCCCAGACATCCTCCCATGTACCAGATAATGCGGCTTTTGCATAATCTGTTGATCTATTTTCGAAAAAATTTGTGTGCCCTGGAGCATTTAACATAGTTTCTACCCAGAGCAATGGATTTCGTTTAACTTTGAATATACCTTTCAAACCCATAGAAATTAATCTTCTATCAGCAATATATCTAATATATTGTTTAACATCTTCGGATGTTAGATTCTGCATTGGACCTTGTTGAAATGCTAAATCAATAAACTTATCTTCTAATTCAACCATTTTGTCGGCAATTGTATAAATTTCTGTTTTAAGTTTATCATTCCAAATTTCTTTATTTTCTTCAATATAAGTTCGGAATAACTTAATCATTCCTTCACAATGTTGTGTTTCATCAACAATTGACCATAGAATAATTTGACCCATTCCTTTCATAATACCATTACGTGGAAAATTAAGTAACATAATAAAAGAACTAAACAATTGCATTCCTTCAGTAAATGCTGAAAAAGCGGCAATATTTGTTGCAATTGATTCTGATGTTTGTTTTTTCAATGATAGATTCATAAAGTATTCATGTTTATCTTTCATTGCTTGATATTCAAGAAATTCATTATATGTTGTATCTGGCATACCTAATGTTTCAATCAGATGTGAATATGCAGCAATATGTAATGCTTCACGTGCAGCAAAACCCATTAACATCATTCTAACTTCTGGTTGTGGAAAATAAGGTAAATAATTTTTTACATAACCACCAGCAACATCAATATCACCTTGTGTAAAGAATCTAAAAATGTGTGTAAGAAAATGTTTTTCTTCTTTTGTTAGTTTATTTTTCCAATCTTTTACATCTTCAATCATTGGAACTTCACCGAAAAGCCAATGACTTTGTTCATGAGTTAACCATGCATTATATGCCCATGGATAATTGAATGGGCGAAAATAATTTCTTTCTTCTACAAGTTTTTCTTTTGCTTTTTTTATCATTTCATTTCCTGTTCTATTATATGTATAATTGTATCTGTGATACGTATTTCACGTTGTACCAAATTCATTCTTTCTTGTAACATTTCCATTTGTTGCTTATAGTATTCCAACTCTTGTTGTTTTAATCTTTTAGATTCATATATTTCTTTTAAAAAGATTATTGTTCCCATTATTCACATGCAAGACAAATACCATCATCTGTTGCTAATGCTTTCAAATCTATTTCCTCAATTACTTTTCTCTCTATTTTTTTGGATACTTTATCTGCTTTACCAATTTTCTCGGAACGACAATAATAAAGCGTTTTTAAATGAGATTTCCATGCTTGAAAGTGAACTGCATGTATATATTTGATATTGGCATCAGGTCTAAAAAATAAATTTAATGATTGAGATTGATCAATATATTCCTGTCTATGTGATGCATGATCAACAATCCATCTTTGATCAATTTCCATACTTGTTTTGAATACAAGTTTTTCATCTTCCGTTAAAATATCAAGATGTTGACAAGAACCATCATTTGCAATGATACTTGACCAAATATCAGTTAATTCTTGTTCATCTTTTACTTTTTTGCGTAGAATAGAATCAAGAAATTTATTTTTTGTTAATGATGCACCAGATAATGTATCTTGTCTATATGCATTGGCTCGGTATGGTTCTATGGAAGGGCTAGTATTTCCCATAATAATAGAACTGGAAGCATTAGGAGCAATACTTGATACATGACTAAATCTAAGCCCTGTATCTTTTGCATCTGGTGCTTCTCCACGAATTTCACCCAATTCTTTATTTGCATCATCTAATTTTTTTCTTATATGTTTGAATATACGAATATTAGAGGATGTTGCAAGTGCTGATTCCCATGCAATATTATTCTTTTGGAGATATGCATGAAAACCTAATGCACCAACACCAATACTTCTTTCACGTTTTGCTGAGTATTTTGCTCTTGCAATTTCTTTAGGAGCATTATCAATAAAATATTGAAGGACATTATCTAGCATTTCGGCTACATCACGTAAAAATTGTTTATTGTTTTTCCAATCATCAAAATATTCTATATTGACGGATGATAAACAACATACCGCAGTTCTATCTTTATCTGTAGGAAGTATAATTTCTGAACAAAGATTTGATTGTTTGATACTTAGACCAAGTTTCTTTTGAAACTCTGGCATTTTACGATTTGATTCATCAATAAAATGTATATATGGTTCTCCGGTATGCATACGCATTTCAAGAATACGTTGCCACAATTCTTTTGCGGATACTTTTTCTCTGACTTCACCATTATGTGGATCTTTTAATTCCCATGTATCATCTGTTTTTGGATCAATCATACATTTTTCAATTATATGCATAAAATCATCAGTAATATTGATTCCATGATGGAGATTTAAACATCTCATATTTTGATCACCAGTAGGTTTTCTCATTTCAAGAAACATAAGGATATCTGGATGACTAATATTTAAGTATGCAGCATAACTACCACGCCGAGTTTTACCTTGTCTATAAGCTAATGATGATGCATCATATGTACGAAGATGTGGCATTACACCAACAGATTTATCATCAGATGATCGGATACCAATACCAATACCAATACCACCACCTAACATTGAAAGCCAATTTACTTCTGATAAACAATCCACCAAACCTTCTGCACTATCATGTAGATAAGGTAAAAAACAAGAAATAGGCAAACCCCGCATAGTGCGACCAAAAGCGAGAATAGGAGTAGAATATGACAACCAATGTAATGAAGAATATTCATAAAGTCTTTGTGCATGTTCTTTATTTGTGCCAAATACGCTTGAAACATATGCGAACCTTTCTTGTGGTGATTTTTCATCTTCTTTCATATATGAATCTTTAAGACGTTTCAATCCTAATTCATCAAAAAGTTTATCTCTGCTATAATCTACCTTTATACCGTGAATGATATCTTCCATTTCTGCTCCATTATTCATATTTTCTAATAAATTTATCTTGTATATATGATTCTACAACTTCACTATTCGTAGGTTCTCTGCTTTTCAGTAAAAGTAAATCGATACCCATTACTTCACTGAAAGTAAAATTGTTATAATTTAATTCATATCGAAAATATTTTAACAAAATTTTAATATAATGTTTTACATATTTTTCTCTTGCAATATATACTTTATTATCACCTATCGCAAACATTTTCCATTCTTTATTGATCAAGCAAAATTCGGTAACTGCTGTATTGATACCTGGATATTGTATATCATTAATATCATCTACAACAATAATACCATTATCACAAACTTGCTCATGAAAATTGTTCAAATCATTTAATAATGATGTATGAAAATGACATGCATCAACATGAAGTAATTTCAATTTATTTTGAAATACAATATCTTTTTTGTCTAGTTTCATTAAATCTATTATATTTAATTTTATATCTTTTCTATTGCCATAATTAATTATATTCTGGACAACATTTTCATGTTCATAAAGATCATACATGTAAAAATTTTCGCCTTCAGATCTTAATAGTGATAACATAACTGCACTTTTACCAAAAGCAACACCTAATTCGCAAATATCACCCTTCAATTCACTCTCATTACCTTTCAAAAGATGAGAGATACTTAGAATATCAAGAGCATAAAGCCAACCAACAACATTTTTATTCACTACATTTTCATAATACTGCAACATTTCTCTGCCATTATTAATATTCATTTTAAAATACCTTTATTTATTTTTCGGTTGGTTCATAGTATGAATCATTTCTTTTTGTAAACTTCGGTTTTAAATGTGTCATAAAAGAAATACTATATCTTTTTTCTTGAAAAGGAACTACTGGTACCACATAATGTTCAAGGGTTGCGGGGAATAATAATAATATTCCTTCTCTAGGCTGTATAGAATAACTACCACCAAAATAAAAATTTTTATCATATTTTTTAGATAATGTCAATCGTTTTGCTACATTAGCAGGATCAATCAATATTAGTGATGATGAATTTTTTTTACCTTGATTATATAATTTTACATAAGAATCACAATCAAAATCATCTAAATTCATAGTATCACTTCCTATACTTTTTGGATAATATACACCAGTCCAAAATGAGTTATGTTCTGCATGTATATGAGGATGTGACCAACCGCCTTCTTTGAATACAACAACACTCCAAAAATTATTAACAATAACATTTTCCTTAAGTTCTTTTTTAAAATGTGTCATATCCAATAAAGAACTAATAGTTGAACCTACAAGTTTTCTAAGAACTCTAAATGAATTATATCTCACTTCAAGACCAAATTTTGATTGCCATGAACAATCATTATCACCAAATGATCTTTTATGTGTTTCAACTTCAGACATTTCATTATCAATATCATTTACTAGATTTTTATTTAATTCTCTACTCATTTCACCAAAATTAACTACAGCTAGAGGTGAAGGAAAAATAGATAATAAATTTAACTGTGGATTTTTGTTCATTATTTTTTCCTCAAAAAATTTCAATTGACTACTATAAGGATTTTGTTCCTTTATATTAGCATATTCTAACCATTGTAATATTTTAATATATTTTTCTTCTACATTACCATCAAGTATTGATGATATTCTATTTCTTAGGGTACAGAATATATATACAATTTCTTCTGTTTCATTTCCTATTAAATCTTTTATTTGTTGTCTATCAATATTTAATTTTATTGAATTCTTATAATATTCTGTTCCGTAAATAGAATGGAATAATCCAGCTTTTTGTTCTGAAATACTTCTTCCATAATTTTTTAGAATTTGACTTGTACCAATTAAATGATCAAGTAAAGTTTTTCCTGAATGTGGAAGTTTATCTGCACCTATTTGCTTTAAAAAATCAATTTCTTTTTCAAAATTATTCATTACAAAATTTGCTCAGATTAGGTTCTTTCCATCCTTCGGGTTTTAATATTTTTCCATCTTCTCTTTTTATAACTTTACCTGTATTACTATCAATTTTAGAAAGATTTGATTGTGCAACTTCATTCCAAGCACCTTGAACATCCCATCCTTTCATATAACAATAACCTAAAATAACCCAAATCATATCCATACATGCATCCAATGTTTCTACATCATTATTAGCATTTATGAATTCATTATATTCTTCATTTATTAATTTGAAATATAATCGAATATTATTCTCATTTCTTTCTTGATCACATGCTTTAATAAATTCAATAACATCTTTATACATTTACAAACTCCATTATCATAGGAAATATTGGTTCAATTGTTTTTGCACAAGCAACCGCAATTTCACGGTGTTCTTTTTGTGTTCCATTACCACTTCTCAATTGAATATAATGTATCCAACTGCGAACTGTACCATTCATATACAAACGAGATTCTATTAGCCCTTCAGGTAATACAACTCTTGCTTGTTCTTTAGCAATATTATTTTTAATTGCCCAATTATAAACATTATTAGCGTGATCAATTAAATCATTTTGTATATCATGCCAATCCATTTGAATATCATGATTCACATTTTCAATACTATTTTGACGATTTTTCAAATCTTGTGATCTTGCTTCTCTTGTAACGAAATTCAAATCTTTTGTTGGATCAGCATATCGTTGAGAAAATTCCTGAAAACTGAAACTACGATGCCGAAGTATTTGTCTAGCAATATCACGGGTGGTAGTAATACCTAAACATATATTAACCATTTCAAATGGACTAAAATGGGAATTTTTCAAAAGATATCTTACCAACTTTTCGGATGTTTCTGTATTATTCTGATTTGATGGATTTGATACTCTAGCACAAAAAGCAATTTGATCAATTAATTTTGTTCCATCACATCTACAACCTTCTGGTTGTTGACTATAATTTATCAATTCAACATTCATTTTATGTCCTTTTCCAAAATGTATATTTAGTTAGTGCTTGTATTTCTTTAAAAGTATTATTACTTATAATATTTTCAATTTCATCTTCTGACATCCCCAATTGTATCATTTCATTGATATCTTTACCAATAACAGTATCAGGCCATATTAAAACTTTATAACCCAATTTTATAGAGGATTCAGTCATTTTACATATTTCTTTATTTCTATTCTCATTATCTGAGCATAATACCAGATTTTCTTTAGAAAATCCTTTTGCAATCAAAGTTTTTGCAGCAAGAGAAAGATTTGAATCACCGGATGCAATTGCATTTTCAATAAAAATAGAATCAATAGGTCCTTCTACAATATAAACGGTTTTATATTTATTGACTGTATTCAATCCATATAACAATTTATCGGTACTTTCATTTGTTCTTATTGTTACATATCTAAGTTTTTCTGATGCATTTTCTAATGCACGCCCTGAAACTGCAATTAAACTATTAAATTCATCATAAAAAGGTATAACTAATCGTTTATCATCAGTAATATTTTTGCCATGTGATGGATAAATTTCATCACAGAATTTTTTATAATTATCAGTATAATAGAATTTACTGAAATGTTTTTTATCTATATGTCTATTTTTTAAATATTCAATACAAAAATGATTTGAAGGAAGTTTATCACATCTTTCTGCATTTTGATATGTAATATCGGTAGATATCTTATCAAATTTAGGAGGTGGAATTATGAATTTGGGTTTTTTGATATTGGTATGTTTACCGCCAGCACCAGACGAATATCGTTCCATGATATATTCCTTATACAAATTTTCATCTAATCTTTGTATAATATTACCTATACTGGTACTTGCTCCACAATTATGACAAATATAATTTAATCTATCCTGTTTTCGGTAAATATAACCACGCATTTTGGACTTATTTTTCTTTGAATCTCCACATAGAATACATCGACAATTCCATAGGTAATCATTTTTTCTTACTATTCTCTCAAATCTACCACTTATAAGAGATACAAATTTAACATCAATATGGAGGGACATAATCATAATCCAAGAAAAATTTCAATCAACTATAGCATTATATAATTTTTTACTTAGTATGTCAACGATATAGAAAATATTTACCATATTTTTTACTTGACAGATATTGATTATATCATTATAATGGCGGTGTTGCAGTTTACATATTAGTTATTTGATGGTTTCATAGCTTCAATCTTTTCCTTTGATCTACCAAAGGAAGTAATGCCCAAAACAGCACCCATAGCCAGATGATATAATCCTGAACTTTGTAGTGTTATTGGTTGCCATATAATTAAAGATTGTTTAGTATAAACTTGTAAGAAATTCCATAAAACAGGAAAAATAATAAAATCTGTAATACAAGTTATTATATAGACCCATCCCATCATTGGACGCCATTTTTTATTAATCCAATTTTCTGAATTATTTTTTTTATACATTAAGTATTGATAATGCTTTTTGATATAGAAATAATCTATCATGCAATCCTAGTGTACCACCATTTATCCTTCTAGTTATAGAAATCATATCATCCATATCAGCTAAAGGATTTAAATTTGATCTTGTCCAAAACCAACAAGCAGATGATGTAGCACCTTCTTTAGTTACCAAATAATCTGCAATTTCTTGTATATCTTTTCCAATAGAATTAGCAAATGCTAGATAATTATCATGTCCGGTTAATTGTATAATACCTTTTCCGGAATATTTCCAACCATCACCACTTTCTTCATTACCATTTCCCATACGATTAGCATAAGCACGATTAGCAATTTTTTCAGGTTTAAACTGATATTGTTTAGCAATTTCTTCTGTAGGAAAAACTGAACGCCAAGTTCTCATTAATCCTGAAGAATTATAATTAAGATTTTCTTTTAAAACTGTAAAATTAAGGGATTCGTGCCCACATTGTGATAAAAAAGCAGCAACCCTTTTAGGAGTATTAATATCATACTGTGGTAATATTTGATATAACGCTTGATACCATTCAGGAATTTCTTTATTTCCGAGTAATATCATTCTTAATTGTGTTTCATTAAAATCAAATGTGAAATCTGACATAATTTCCTCTCCTCTATTTTTCGTAAATTTTCTTTTGTTCTTTATACCAATTTTGCCAAGAAATAACTTGTTCTCTTATTTCGTGACAGGTTTGGTAGTTTTCTGCGACTGTTCTGAGGAGTTCACTTGCTTTAACATCGGAGGTTCCTTCATCAATTCCGCTGGTACTTCCGGGAATTTCATTTTGACTGGCTGAGTTATGCACCCCGATAGCAGCATTAGACAAGGTACACAAATTATCATATTTTGTAACAATTTTTTCGATATATTTAACATTTTCTTTACCTCGTTCTTTTATTAATTTAACTTTGTCAACATATTGTATTTTTATTACTTCATTTTTTATTTTTGATCTTTCTTCAGCAAGTTTCAATTCTCGCTTTATTTCTTCTATTTTTTTCTGATGTTCTTCTCTACAACTAAAATTACCTTCCAAATATACTCCTATGAGAAATACAATAAAAAATATAGGTAATAATAATTTTATTTGATTACCTACTAAAGGTAAATTGTTTACGAATTTTAATATCAAAAAACATACTAGTGAAACTATTACTAATATATGTGTAAAAATAATAAAAACATCAATGGGAATTATTGAGAATATCCAATCTATAGATAACATTATTTTCCTTTACCGTATCTTAAATAACACATTGCTCCTGTTTGTTCATCTTCAATAATAATACCTTCATTCCAATTTTTATTTGCATATTCAGAAATTTCTTTTGAAATGCCTGCATCTCCAATATATTGCTCAAATCTTTGATACTTTCTTTTTAACATTCTAGCCATAACAAAATTTTTAGTGGGTACTTTAAATACCCTTGCACCTGCAAATTTTTTTATTCCTGGTTCACCTTGTGGACCTACACCTAAACCAGCAATAGAACCACCTCCAACATTATTTGCAGGTGCAGCACCTATATCTTCTTTTATTGACATTTAATTTTCCTTAATATATTTACCATTTTCAAATCTATAGGTATATCTGAAGATAAAATATCTTTACCATTAATACCTCTTACAATTTCTGGCATATAATTTAAAAATACCAAATATGTTTTAAGTACACTATAATATTTTTTATCAATTTTAAAAAACAACATTCTTGTTGATGCTACATTACCAAATAAATTGTATATTACTACTAGATGATTTATTATCAATCTTTCTCTTATTTCATCATAATTTACATATTTAAAAAATAAACGCTTCAAATAATTGAAATGCTTCATATCATGTTTAAATTCACTAATTAAACAACTAGGATTACGATATTCTTTCATAGCATAAATTATTAAATTATCACTAGTCAAATTGTCTACCATCATTACATTTCTTCTTCTTCTTCACCCCCATCAGATAGCAATTCTTCTATTCTATCATGATTAGCAAGTTCAGCATAAAATTCATAATAACCATTTTCCTCAATTGCATAAATTACATATAAAGATAATGAATTTTCTGATTCCATATCAGTAATACCTAATACTAATTCGTCACCTTCTGTATCTAATCCTAAAATTGGTTCTAAAAAAATACGATGTTTAAATAATACATCACGAATACGTTTTAATCCAATTTCAGGTGCCAATATATTATCTGATAATACATCTTCTAAACAAATGTTTATCGTTGAAACATCGGAAGGGGAAATTTCCCCTTCCATTAAATGTAAAATATTATGCATCAGCAAAAGTTACATCATCGTTTGCTGAAGCACTACCGTCACCTGTCATAGAACCCATAGCAACAAGAGTTTCAACATGTTTACGCCCAGACCTACCACCTGTTCCTGTTTTCAATAATACCCATCCAGCATGACCACCACGTGGATTTGAAGCAACTTGTTGTTCAGTTGTATCTACTCCAAATACACCAACAGCAGCACCAGTAATAAAAGCACTAGTGGTAGTATTTCCATACACCAAATTACTGTTACTTTGTGTATTAGCTAATTTAACCAAATTTGGTGCAAATTTTGGAACACTTGTATTTGCATCTGTGTTAGACCATAAAGCCATTTTATTTCTCCTTTAGATTTGTTTTTATATTTATTACATATTTCTCATAATTTGTGTATTTAATTCTGGTTCAGATTCAAATTTTTCATCTGAATTTATTTTTTTACCTTTTGTTTGTTTTTCAGTGTTTTTAACAACTCCTCTGAAAGCCAAAGACTTTTTTGCTGGTGTTTGTATATCATCATTTTGTTCTGTTACTTTTCTACGTGCTGCCATTTTTGCTAAATGTTTTACACGTGACATTGCTGTATGTTTTGCACCAGATTTATCAACAACAGGCGTTTGTATTTTTTTCCAAGGTTTTTCAACTTTCCAAGAACCTTTAGAATCACTCGAAGTATCATTACTTTCAGACACACCTTGCTTTTCTGCTTGCTTTTCACCTTGCTTTTCTGCTTGCTTTTCACGTTGTTTTCTTGCTGCAATTTGTGCAAGTTTTGTTGCAAGAATCTTGTGCCCACGTGATTCATTAGTCATAGAAATAACTTCTTCACTAACTTGTGCATCTTTCATGATACCACGAACAAGAGGTGCTTTCAATTGTTTGTGTCGTGGTACTGCAATATGTTTTTCTGATTTTGGATGTGTATACACATCATGACTGCCTTTTGTGCGAGTCAATGACCAACCAGATTTTCTTAGATGTTTATGAACTGCACGTGTATCCATATTTGCACCAGGCATTTCTTCAATCTGTTCAACCTCCTCATTCTTTGGTGTTGCTTGAGGTGCAGATTTGTTTACCGATTTCGCAGGTGCAGAAGTGAATTTACCATCAACAGCTTCACGATCTTTTTCTGGTTTATCAGATACAAATTGTTCACCAACAGGAACACAGTTAGGAACTTTTCTACCATTCTTTTCTTTCATACCAATAGCAGTATAACCTTTCCAGCAAGCATCTTTCAACTTGCTGGTAGGTTCTTTTACTTCTTCTTTTACATGTTCATAACCCATGCGTTTGTATTTTTCAGCAGCAGTAGCTACCACACGAAGTTCTTTACCTGAATCTTTATGACGAACAGTTATAACTTTTTCTTTATTATGAACAGAACCGTCAGGAGATGATTCCCTTATGCTCTGAATGATATCATAAAACTTTTTAGTCATTTCACTTTTCTCCTTTAGCAATCTTTGTAGCGGTAGCGTAAAGAACTTCTTTACCACGGTTGCCATAACGCTCTTTAAAGCCAGCAAGATTTTTCTTCATACTCTTTACAACTTTTTCACGCTTATCCATTTCTGGTTCAGTCAATGTGCGTTCTTCAACTTGTTCAACTTCTTCATTCTTTACTGATTGAACAGATGCAGCAGCAATATCTGCTTTCTTATTTTTACCAGAGTCTTTTTCTTTCTGTGCTTCAACTTCTTTTGTGAAAGTTTCGTTATCAACTTCCTCTTTTACAGAATTATAAAGTTTTGCTGCGGATTTATGATCTAAAAATCCTGAATGTGCTGGTTTACCGTCAACATGAACCATATGATTACCACCAATAGAATTCCATTCCACTTTTTTACCTTGTTTGTTTTTTACACTGGCGATAGCCATTTCTTCAATATCATCAGCATCTTCAACAATTTGCATATCTTCCATTATAGATTTTAATCCACCTGTTTTGTATGAATCAATCAAATGTGAAAATTGTTCTTTATATACTTTAGTGTTATATCTACGTTTAAATGTTCCTTTGGGACGACCACGACCACGTTTTTCTGGCTGTGCAGGTTTATCATCGGCATCATCTTTTCCTTCTGGATCTTCATAGTCTGCACCATATGATTTACCTTTGATTGTACGTTTTGGCAAATCTGCTAATTTGATTTCATCAATTTGTTGAACTTGTTCTTCAACTGATATAGTACTAACAAGTTTACCAATCTTATTACCATCATAACTATGTGAGTTTGTTTCTTTACCATGAACACCTTCACCTGTATGATGAATCATTCCATTTTTAACATGAACTCGTCCAGATCCGTATGCGTCTTTCATTGCTTTTACATGAGCATCTGGTATTTTTATTTTTGCTTCATCAATTTGTTCAACTTCTTCTTTTGCTACTTTTTTGCCTGCACGAAGCAATTTGAAATCATGTGCATCAACTTTGTTGTTATTGTTTGCATCAATTTTGTGTTGATTACCCTTTAATTCTTCATTAACTTGTCCTTCCATAACTTTCGTTACAGCCTTTGCTACATCACGTAGTTGTTTATTGTTATACATGTAAATCTCCTTTTTGAATATTAAATTGTATGTTCTTGCCAAGACAATGATACAATAGCATCATCGTTGTTTGTTGTTGGTTCTACTGCAATTGTCAATATGTCACCATTTGCTTGATTAATGGTTTTTGTTAATTGCAAAGTATGATTAAACGATTTGGTTAAATCAAATGGAGCAACAGTATCTTGACCTTTAAATAGCCCTTCAAAAACTACTTCGCCACCAGTCAATGCTGAAGCTGAAATATCATATTCAACCGAACTTACAGAATCAACTGTTGTCCACGATGCACCAGTTAATGAAGTGACATTTCGCATAACATAGAATTTATATGCAGTTGATTGAAGTCCATAAAAAGATATCATTGATGGTACAACAACAGAATCAGTTCTACCATCACGCAGTCTAATACTCACCATAGGATTTCTAATTGAATTGGCTAGATTCTTTCCTGTGATTGGATTAGATGCTGATCTACTTAATGATACTTGATTATATCCACCCTCTGACATTACAACTGAGCATATCTTACGCATCAAACTGCCTGATGTTGTATTTCCATTATTGTTTATTTCATATCTTAACGGTAAACATGCTGTCTGCATGTATGTGGAAGTACCTAAATTTGCATGATGGAATACATGTGCAATATGCATTTGACCATTGATTACGAAACCACATCGAACAGAGCCGACACCTAACCATTCCAAATCTGTCCAGAATATTTGTGATTTAGTTAAATCTAATGTAAGACCACTTGGACCATTACCATCAAAGGTATCAACATTCCAATTCGTTTGTATTATTGTATTATTATTAACACTTCCTGTTGAAATACTTCGCATAACAATATATGCTGAACTATCAGTTTGTTCTAGATATATACCATTATTAGAACTGTAATAACCTATTCTTTGTGTGAGATTTGCTTTTGGTTCTGCAAATGTTGCAGTCATCATTATCAATAATGATTTACCTGGTTGATAAGGAAATGTTTTTTTAGTTTCATATAAAATGGAATCAGAGGATGCTGTTCCCAATGTCATATGAACACAACCCTCATTGTTCGCAAAAACTACAGATGAATTACCGGTGTTTGCATAGTTCCATCTTGTTCCTGAAATTCCAAATCTATCAAAAGATTCAAATAATGTATGTGGTTCACCCACACGCAAACGACCAAAACTATCTACAGAGGTACCACCAGTACCACCCGCTAGATTACCATACTTGTCAGCCAACATCACCACTTCATAAATGGTTTTGTTGTTATTTAAATAATCGTTTGTCTGTGTGCTAAACTGTGTCATGTATCAGCAATTCCATTTACGCAAGGCTTTATTGATTCGTGAATCTGGATCACGTGCAGTTTCAGAAGATGTTAATTTTTCTTTCATTCCACTCATCCGACTACAAAATGATTTACGTCGATTAGCTGCTTTTGAACCGGGTTTCAATTTACTAGGTTCTGTTGTAACTGCTTTTGAAAGTTTTGATCCTGGATGCTCACGACGATATGAATCAATACCTTTCTGATTTAAACCACCAGATTCAGATTTACCTTCTTTACGTTGCCAAGCAGCAACTTCATCAATCTGTTCAACTTCCTCATCCATTTTATAACCACGCTTTTTCAAGTCAGTAACAACATCTTCATGTGATTTACTGTGTTGTTCTTTCTTTTTTGTTTTTGTGTGTTCAACTTCATAGTTATATCCGCCTTCGCCGCCTTTGTGCCAGATATATGCCTTACCGTGTTCTGGGTGTCTTACAATACCAACGAGTTTAACTTCATCAATCTGTTCAACTTCTTCTTTAATATGCCCATACTTTTTCTTGTACCAATCAGGCATTCCATTTTTTTGTCGCCAGTATCTAACTGTTGCGGAATCATTTGCTTGATCACGATATTTGTTTTCTGCATCAGTATTATGATTTTTCATTGCTTCCGCTGCCTTATGTGCATCTTTAGCAATATATTCTAATTGTGCATCAGTTTTTTTGTGGTAATCATGACCCTCAAGAGGATGTCTCTGAGATGGTCTACCTTCAGATATATGTTGTTTTAGGGATTTCATCAGAAATTTCCTCTCTTTGTTTTAAATGTTTGTAAACTAATACCTTGTTTTTGCAGTTCATCGGTTTTTTGATCACCAATACTTGCACCCGTTTCATCACCTGTCAATTCAGTAACAGCCTTACCAGTTTTTCTGTCTATCTTTTCTTTATTATATCCTGCTAATGGCATACCGACTTCGGTACCAAAATCAATTTCGTTTATTTTTTCTTTGTTTTGGTAGTTTTCTGTTTTGATGATACTTTCTTTTTTACTGTTGGTGTTTCTACCGATTGTGGTTCTTGTATTACAGGTTGTTTCTTCTTGAATAAATTTTTCAGTATTGATAACATCTTCGTTCTCCGTTAGTTTAACATAATAACCATTAGGAACTTTCACTACTTCTCCTTTTTTTGTATGTGCTTCTTTTGCTGCTTCTTTTCTTAATATGAATTTTCTTGGTTTTCCAAAACGATCTAAAATATATTTACATTTTTCCATTTCTTCTTTAATTATACCTGTACCAAGAGTCAATAAATTAAAAGCAGAAAAATCAGTTAAAGATTTTTGTTCTTCAACTTTTTCTTCTTCATCCTCAGATTTGATTAAATGCAAAGTTTTTTTCAATTCTTCTGGTGTATCAGCTTGAATTGTAAATGTAACAGCTTCAGTTAAGAACATTTCTAATTCTGTATCAACATCTTCTTTTTTGATATCTTTTGGTAATTTTGAAGATTGTTTTGCTTTTTCAAATTTTTCTTTTTGTTTTGTACCATACTGCATTGAAGGTGTATATTTAATATCACTTGATTTTTCAGGCTGTTTATATTGACCAACTTTTACAAGTTTATCATGAACTGAATGATATGTAACTTTTCCATCTGTTCCATATCGTCCAAATCCATAATATTGTAAACCCATTTTCATCGCTTCTTCATATGCAGATGAATTAGTATTTACTGACAATTCAGATTGTTTTTGTGGTACAACCAAATTTTCCTTTTTGTTTAATTCGGTTGCAATCCAAGAAGTTGCTTTTTCATTTTTTACTGGTTTTTGTGTAAATTCTCTAATTTTTTTGAAGATTTGCATTTGTTCTTCTTGTTTTGCATCTTTAATTTCTGGTGAAGCAACCCTCAAATCATCAGAATTATCATATTCAATATAATTATTGCGAAATAATTTAGCATATTCTGGTCTACTTTCCTGAACACCATCCCATTTTGATTTTCTTATTTTTTCAGGTACAGTTCTACCACCACGTTGTCCACGATCAATATTTCTTTGTTTTGATACTTCATCAGAAGTTAAAACACAAACCATTGATGTTTCATATCCAAGTTCTTCTAGTCTTTTTTTAATTTTTGCTATTTTATTATGATCATCACCTGTTCCATTAATAATCAATCCATT